GCCGCGCCCCGCAGAATGTCGAGTTCACCCAACATGATCTTGTCGCCGGACTCCTCCGCGATCCACTGAGCGTAACTGCGGGCGAACAACTCTTTCTCGTCGAGCAGATACCTCGCATGGGTCTTGCCGATCGACCCGACCGGGACTCGGCCGAGTGTGCCGTCCGAGAACGCTACGACCACATCGTCGACCTTGCTGTCGAACAACCCGATCAGTTCGTCGTACGACTGTGACTGGCGGACAGCGATCCGCCACTCGGTGAGAGGGTCGACGGCACGGTCGAAGAACTCGCCGTGGATCTTGCCGGAGAGCCTACGGGGGTTATCGGATTGGGTTAGGTCATTCATCCAAGCCCGGTTGGGAAGCCCGTCGATGTCGGTACCCACCGTCGTCCAACGTCCGGCGATGCCGTTGATGTCGTCGAAGTCGAAGTAGTGGCCGTATTCGTGGGCCATCGTCATGTTCGGGGTAGCGCCTTTCGTCGACAAGGTGATGTCGTAGGCGGTACCGGGGTCCTCCCACGCATCTTTCCTCAACCGGCCCGATCGGAACGCGCCTTTCCCGCGAGTCGCGTTCTCCGCCACAGGGATTTTCTGCATCCCGGCGGGAGACGAATGGGTGCCGTTGATCGCTTCACGCACTCGCGTCAACGCCTTGTTCAGTTTCGTGCCCTTCCCGCCCTTCTTCTCCATCAGCAACGGCTCGGTAGGCTTCCCTTCACGAACCGCTTTCGTGATCGCCCGACGACCATCCGGGGCTTTCTTCCTGATCCCGTCAATCACCGAATCCATACCGGGCCGCAGATCGTCACCCTTCGTCGGCCGGATCGCACGGAACTCGATCGGGTCCGAAACCGCAGACGCGGCCTCCGGCGACGGTTCCAACACCGTCACGATCGCGTTGCACGCACAGTTGATCCGCTCCCCGGCGGGGAACGACCAGTCACAAGGCCACTGACCAGCCCCGGTACCCACAAGAAAGTTCTCCTCCACCTGCACCGTCTGACCATGAGCAGCAGCGTGAGTCTCCCTCGTGTTCACGAACGACGCCTCCCACGTCTTGACCGCCGCCCGACCCGAAGCCATCACCACGTCCATCTGACCGGCCTGAGCAGCAAACTGCCCTTCCGTCTCCCCCATGTTCTCCGCGATCGCATCCGACATCTGCCCCGCCGCCGCAACCAAACCCAGCATGTCGGACAGTTTCGCCTTCGACCAGTCCTCCTCGTTTCCCCTCTCCGCCAACTCCACAACCCGACGGCCGATCGTCTCCGCGTACCCGTACAGTCCCTCCACCTGAGCGAGCAGCGAAGCACCCGCCAACTGCGCCCACCCCGCAGACTTCAACACCGGCACCATGTCGTGTTCCAACGCCGTCGAGATCGCCGCCTCCGTCATCACCTCGCGCAGCACCGGCTCCAACTCGACCTCAACCGCCTGCACCCACCACAACGGATCGAACAGTTGCGTCGGATCGTACAGACCACGCGAGTCACGGATAGCGGCCTGCATCCGGCCCTTCACAGAACCGAACGCCGCCTCCGACGCCTCAGTGACCTGCCGGGTCCACCCCGACCGTTGGCTTTTCGTGAGAGGCACCCGTCACGCCTTCACGCCGATAGCCCGGTCAGCAGCCGTCAACGCCATCCGAATCAACTCGTTCGGCACCAACAACCCGTTCTCACCGCGCCCCAGTGGACGGCGCAGCGACGACAGCATGTGGGATTGCAACAGCGGAACCATCTCGGCCATCACCGCGTCGGCCTGCTCCTCCGCATACCACTCGGGAGCGCCGTTGGCAGCGATGTGTCGCCGCACCCACATGCGGCCCTTCATCTCGAACGAGTCCCACGCGTCACCCGAAATCTCGGACTCGGACAACCCAAGTGTTCCGAACCGGTCGCGGCCGATCGTCGTGAGAACCTGTGTCTTGGGGACCGTCCGAAGTTCCTCACGGAGCGACCCGTCGATCTTGTTCGTCAACACCCGGTTCGCCGCCCGTTCCAACGCACGCTCCAACGCGGCGTCCGCTGCGACAGTCAGCATGTCGATCAGAGCGTCGAGATCGTGCGTTTCGTTGCCCGCCTCTACAGCGTCGCCCGGCTCGTCCATCCCCTCCGACGGGTCGTCATCGACCAACCCCACGTCCGACGGGGACGGGATACGACGGCCCGTAGGCGCAGCGTCGATCTCAACCTGCCGCCGTGCAGCGTCCGCAGCGTCGAACAACCCCTCCAACTCGGGATGCAAGATCGGGAGCAAGGATGGACCCCAGTAGACGGGATCGGATTCCAACACGGCTTCCAGCCACCGCCGCTTCTTCTCCTCCTCGTCCGGCATCGCGTCCTCGTCCAGACCAAGCGACCGCAGGTAGGTGAGATCGTTGACGACTCGACGGTCCCACGCCCCACGCACCTGACCCGGTTCGGGCTTCGAGATGATCGACGACGGATCGAACCGGAGAGCGAACCCCTCGGCCTGCTCCTCAGTGAACCCCTCGAACTGCACCAGCATCGGACGGAAATAGGATGTGGTGATGAACTCGGCCAGCATGTCGCCCAACGGGATGACGTGCTTCGACGCGAACTCGCTGTCGATGTTGTAGCCGGTCCAATGGTTGAGCGACCCCTTGCCCTCCATGATCTCCGGCGGGATGTCCAGACCGCGGGCGATCCGTTCGAGCGTTTCCTTCCGCAACTCTTGGTACAGAGAATCGAGATCACGGGCAACGTCGATGAGCCGGACCGACTCGCCCAACTCGGCAGCGCCACGCATGAGCAGCGGAACCAGCGCCGCCGCCGAAGTCCGATCATCGACCGGCGCGGAAAGGTGCTGGATGAGTTCCGACATGAACTCGTCGATGTCGTCCGTGTCGTCGCCGGGGTCCTCAGTCTCATCGTCCGGCCCGAACGACATCTCGTCGGGGACGAACAAGATGCCCGCCGCCAACCGCGACTTCGCCACAGCGTCCACAACTTGCGACAGGATCACGACCTCACGACAAAGAGGCAGAACCCGTTTCATCGGAGAATCAGCCCGGTCCGACCACTGGGGGTCCGACCGCCACAACCTCGCGATGTATACGTCCTCGTCCAACCCGCCGTCCGCTGCCTTCGACCCGTAGGACGACTGCTTCGTACCCGACGGGTTCCGGTTCACGTTCCCGTCCCCGTCGACCTTCACCTCGGAAGTCGACAGAAACTCCCACAGCGTCCCCAACGGCGCTTCATGCTCATCGAAGATGTCGGTCCCCAACAGCCACGACTCGCCAGCGATCTGCATGTGGAGCGCCGCACGCCGCAGCAACTCCTCGCGCCCTCCGACCGGGCCGACGAACGCGTCCATCACCGACTCGGCTCGCGGGTCCGACGACTCGACCCAATCGCCTGACTCGTCACGGCGAACAATCAGCAGGTCAGCCGCGGCAACCGTGTTCGCTGTCACGTTGTTCACGAACCCGACTTCGGGCACCAACTCGTTGTACGTGAACGCGTCGGTCTGCCAGCCGACATCGTTCGACAGATTCGGCCGAACGTCCTTCACCTTGCGGAGCGCCGCCGACGACACGTTCGCGGAAGAACGCTTCGGCCGCTTGATCGCGAAAGAACCATCGTTCCGTTGAGTGAACTGGGCGAGCGGACTGCTACGCGGCACGAGTTGTGTTCCTTCCGGCGACCTGCACCAGCGTAGTGCAGCCTCCTGATGACAGGTACGGACGGCAGCCGCGACAGAGGGGGAGAGGTGACGCGACTACCGCCCGCACCACAAGGTTATGCGACATCACCGTTTCGGGCGGGGTGCCGTGAGCCGGACCCGTATTTCATCGAATGTCGACGGCCGGGCAACGAACGTGTCGACCCCGCAGCCGGACAGCAGATCGAGCCAGTGATCTTGCTCCGGGGATGTCTTTCCGAGTTCCTTCTTCACTTCGATGATGACCAACTCCGGGGGCCTCACCAACACAAGATCGGGCCACCCCTTCGCATCGTCGTCGCCCACAAGGAACGTCTTTCCTCCACGCACGACAGCCTTACGGGAGTCCTTGAAGTGCCGCCACTCCCACCCGTACATCTCGGCCAGATCGGTAATCTGCCTCTGAAAGTCCTTCTCGCTGATCGCCCGATAGGCGCGTTCCTTATCCGTAAGACGGCGACCCATTCGGGGTTCTCCTCCTACGCCGGGCGCGCCCCAGCATCTTCTCGGCAGCCTCGGCCACCTTCGGTGAAGCGTTCGTCACCCGCGGCAGCCGCCGGTCCAATTCGCGCATCACGACCTTCACCGGGTCGTCGTCGAGCAGTTGCGGTGCCCTCTCCGCGAGGAACCGTCCGAGTTCGCCTTGCAGCGACCGGTCGTAGATCGCGGCCCGTTCAGCGGGCAGCAGTTCGACCGTTACCGGTATCTCGATGACGCCGGGGTCGTCCATCGGGAGCATGTCGCCACAGTTCGGGCACTTCATCGACTGGGCGTCGGCGGGCGCTTCGTCAGCCGTGTCGGTCATCGGCCCACAGTACCCCGGATGGGGTCGGGTGCCTAGTACCTACCCGATGACAAACATCGCAGGTCCATCGCAGCCACACGCCGGGTAGTCCTCGCAGCGGCCACCGGTCGCACAATCGTACGCCGGGGGAGGTTCGTCGGGGATCGAGTGGTCGAGATGCCCGCACCGGCAGTAGACCACCCACTGTCGGCCCTCGTCGTCACGGAGCGCCTCGACGCGGTGGCAGCGGGGGCACGGGTCCGGGGTGTGCATACTCACGCGTCGCTAATGATCGGAGCGATCTTCTCGGGCGGCATCCCGGCGAACTCTGGAAGCGCGGCCGTCAACTGCCGGAGCAGCATGGGGTCGTTCGACTGCATCGACTCTACGAAGAACCAGTTGTAGACCACGGCACGCAGGGCGCGGCGGGCCTCACCGAGTCCCGACACCTGCGTCTCGGCCTCCAAACCCGCCATCGTGCCGTCCACATCAGACGGGCCGTGGCCCCACCCGTAGACCTCGTAGCGGGTATCGAGCAGTCGCCGGGCCTCGACCCTCAGAGCGGATTCGTTCGGCATCAGTTTTCCTCCATCGCTGCGAGCGCCAACGCTTCTTCCTCACGGATCGCTTTCTCGAAACCGGGGTCGCCCGGCTCCATCCCCATCGGGCCTGCTTCGATCTCGGGGATCAGCCACAGTTCCTCGTCGGCGTCGTACACGTACCCGTCGTAGGGCTTGTCGCCGTTGATCGACGGGGTTCCCTCAAACCCTTCGTCCGGGTCGTGGGCGTAGTTGTCGCAGCCGTCGGCCGGACAGACAAGCGCACGGTCATCCACTGTCGTCGCGCCGTACTCGGACTCACCGGGCGCAAGCCACCTGTGACCGTTCGGGCAAGCGACCTCGATCTCGATAGCCGTGTAGTGGCCTCCGGCGATGTGGTCGTCAAGGGACATGGGGAGAATCATCAGGTGAACCTCACGAGGGTCACGAGAGCGCCGCGGACTATCTGCACTTCCATCACGTCGGTGACGTTCTGCGGAAGCCACCCGTGTCGCTTATGCAGATACCACGTCAGTTGTTCAAGGAAGGTGGCGAAGGTTGGGAATAAGAACATCTCAGACCTCCTCGGTCGGGGCGATGTGAGCGAATGCGTCGAACCCGTCGAATGCCTCGGTGATGATCTCCACGACCTTGCCGGTCGCCTTCTCGTACAGAGCGAGTGAGCCGGACGCCAACGTGCGGCACTCCAACCCACGGGCCTCACGGACGGCTTCGGTGAGAGCCTCCATCGCTGCCTCGCGCTCAGCGGCCTCGTCCTCGGCCTGCCGTTCGGTGTAGTAGGCGTCCTCGGCCTCGGCCAAGCAGTACGGGCACAGACCTTCCGACTCGATCCAACGGCGGTCGGAGTCGTTCAAGCGGTGCTTCTTCGAGCGGCAGATGTAGCCGTACTTCGGGTCGGTCAGCATGACCGCCCATTCTTCCTCGGTGAACCGGACTTCGGTTTCGCCGTTGTCGTACTCGGTGACGAACTCATCTTCGTAGACGACTCGTGCGTTGTTCATTGTGGTTGGTTCCTTTCGGTCCTCAGACCGTCTTGACGTGGTGATGGTTGCGGCTCGGCATCCGGCCCTCGCGGAGAGGGATGCGTCCGGGCTGTTCCCCGCCGAAGTCAGCGAGGATGAAGTCGATCTCGGCGTCGGCGTGCGGGTCGTAGGCACGCTCGACTCCAACGACCACGCCGTCGGCGGAGTGGCGTTCCTCACGAATCTGGATCAGGTCGCCGTCGATGACGTTCGTGACCTCTGCGCCGAGTTGGCTTCGGTAGCGGGGTTCGGTGGTTGGCATGTGGTTGATTCCTCTTTCTCGTTCTGTCGATCAGGTTACTACGGGACCGGGACGATCTCAGTAGCGGTCGCGGCGCAGGTCATCGAAGCGGGGATCGTCGATGAAGTCGTCGCGGATCGCGTCGTACAGGTCATCGGTGTCGTCGTCGAAGTCGTAGTAGCGACCGTCGGTGGCCCGAGCCGTGGTGTGGTTGGGGCGGGTGTTGCGGGGGCGGTTGCGGTAGGTCATGGAAAGAACTGTATACCCCCCGACGACAGCGTGCAACTCGATCGGATGTGAACCCTGTCACACCATCGTCTACAGCCGCTTCGTCAACACCATCGCATTCGGGAACCGCATACACGCCGCCAACAGATCCACCACCCCATCCAAATCAGACCCCGACAACCGAACGCACTCATCCAACGCCATCGGCATCAGATCAGACGCCCGACAACCATGAGCCGCCCGCAACGAAAACCCGTCCGGGTCATCGACCTTCCCGGCCCACACCACCCCATCGCCATGCCGAGCCAAGTCCAACGCGAGCAACTTCTCCCGAGCCTCCGGGGGCAGTTCAATCGCCCGCTCCTGACGGATACGGTCAAAGGCCGCAGGGGCCTGACCAACCATCAGCGTCACGTGGTACCGGTTCAACTTGGGGGACACCGTGGGATCGTACGCCCCAACCGGGACCGATCCGTCAGGTTCCGAGCAACAACTCCATCTCCGCAGCGCACCCGAGACACACCACCTCACCCACGACACCCAGCCCATCGTCGGTGTAGCCGAAGAAATCGTCGTCCTCCCACTCATCACCCGACGACGTGCGCATGATGACCGACGTGTACGGGTCACCCGGCATGAACTCGACCCGGCACTCACAGCAACCGAACCCGAACGGCCACAAGTCCTCGATCGTCGTCACGAACACGCCCGTCGTCAACGGACACGACATCGAATGCTCCGGCTCGAACTCATAGTCGTCGTGGCGGAACTCGACGCCGCACCACAAGCAGTGATCCCAGCACGGGTCGGCCCCGCACACGCCACACATGCGGGAACCTGACGTGGGACGAACTACGTCCACCAACCGGGCAAGCCAACGGGCAAGACGTAGCCGGAGCATGTTGAGGCTCACAGTTCCATGCTACGCGACCGCCGTGCCGTCAGGCTTCACTCTCACCCGTCAAGCAGCGTCCACTCGACCTTCGGCACCCACGGTTCGAGATCAGGCGCGTACTCGCACGGGTCGCACTCTCCATAGGTCGCCTCGATACGCCGCCACTCCTCCGACGGGATGGGGCGCTGAACGAGGAACCACCACCTCGGCCTCGCGTAGTTCTTCTCCAACGTCCGCTTCCAGCGCGAATGGATACCGTGTTCCTTCGCGAACGGCTCCCACGTCACCACCTCGTCGTCGGGGACTTCGACCATGAACCGGATGACGGACTTGTCGATCTGAGCGGGCACCGGCATGACCGACACCAGTTTCAGTCCGGCACGCAGCGTGTCGCGGTTGCAGGTCGTCGAGTCCTTGTCGGTCAGCCACACCACGTCCGGGCCGTGATGTTCCCCGCAGGGTTCCATGCCCTTGCCTTCCGGCGCGCCGATGTTCGACTCGGTGACTTTCAGGAACCCGTCGCGGCCGATGGATTCGAGATGCAGCGGGGTCGTGTAGTGGTACAGAATCATTCGTCCTCGTCTCGGTCGCGGTAGTCCACGGCCCACGCGTCGAGCGCGGTCTGCGCTTCCTCGCGGGACCGGTAGTAGTCGGACTCGCGGGAGTAGGGGCCGCAGTCGCACCACGTCCCGATGTAGTGGCCCGCGGCGCTCATGTGGACCGCTTCGACGAGCATCACGTTGCAGTCCGGGCAGGCTTCGGCCGCGCCGGTACGGATCGTCTCTCCGGGGATCATGCGTCGACCTTCGGGCGGGCAGGCATGTGGTCGTAGGTCGCCCATTCCTGAGCGGCTTCGATCTCCTCGTAGGTGATCGGCACGATGTCGACGCTGATCGCGTTCTTCATCGCCCGCCACAGTTCATTGGTGTACGGGTCGTTCAGCCAAGCCCGCATGACCTCCGGCGGTTCCACCCGGTAGTCCTCGTCGTTCTCGT